AAATGTTATCTTACTCGACGCCGCATCTCGCGGACTCATTCCAGATTCCGAATACCTCCTCGACGGCCGCTGGTGCTGGCCTGCCAAGGTTTCGATTGATTACGGACGCGAGGCACGCGCCGACATCGAGCTTTGGAAAGCTGGCTTGAAGACAGCAGGACAAATTTACAGCGACATGGGTGAAGACTACGAAGAAGCACTTCGCGCAAGAGCAAAGGAGGCCGCGATGATCGTCGCGCTCGGCACAGAAATGGATATTCCATCCGAATATATTTCAGATTCTATCATTCCCATTCAAGCCGCCGCACCGGTTGCCGCACCTATCGCCGCGCCTATCACGCAAGAAGAGCCGCAACCTGAGCCACCACAAGAACAACCAAAACAAACCGATCTAGCGGACGAGAACAAGCCAAGCAAGGGCATGGTAGAAGAGGCGCTAAAGGGCTTAAAGTGGCGCGAAGAATACAACCGAGGCGGGACAGCGGTCGGAGTTGCACGCGCTCGCGACATTTCGAACGGCAAGAATCTTTCCGACGATACCGTTAAAAGAATGCACTCGTTTTTTTCACGTCACGAAGTCGATAAAAAGGGGCAGGGCTTCACTCCAGATGAGAACGGCTTCCCATCCCCAGGCCGCATTGCATGGGCATTGTGGGGCGGAGACGCAGGGCAGACTTGGGCCGCCGATAAAGTCAAAGGGATGCAGGCATCGCAACCCGAGCAAATGAAAGTATCGCTCGCCGTTCGCGATACGTTCGGACGCATTACCGGATTTGAAACAAAGCATGAGCTTGTCATGCCGACGCCAGAAAAGGATGAAGAGCAAGACGACTTTATAGGCCGTTGCATGGTGAGCGGAACAATGACGAGCGAATATCCAGACGAGAGTCAGCGCACCGCCGTTTGCATGGCGCAATGGGAGAAAAAATAAATGATAACTCACGGCATAGCACTCGAAGCAAAAAAGGCACTCATCACCGGAGTCCACCAACCTGGGGATGAATACCGGATCGCGCTTTACAGCGCATCGGCAAAGATCGGGCCGACGACAAAAGCCTACACAACCGAAGGCGAGATAAAGGGAATGGGCTACACCGCAGGGGGCGTAGCACTCAAGGGGCATCGCACGGGCATCATCGGCAAAAATGCCTTTATAACATTTGATGACGTTGTCCTAAAATCCGCAACCTTCGCCGCAGGTGGAGCGATGATCTACAACGCCAGCAAGGGCAACGCAACCTTGTGCGTTCTCAACCTCGGAGCCGAGCGGCACGTCTACGACGGCGCGTTTGAACTCAAATTTCCCAAGCCAACAGAAACCACCGCATTGATTTTACTCGCTTAAATATGAAACCAACCAACCCAATCGTGATCGACGGCAAGACCTACGATCTTTACACAATGACACTCGCAACAGCGAGTCGCTACAACTCGCCATACCAACAGGACGCGAGCGTTGTATTGACGCTCACGCCGACACGATTTGAAGGCGACCAAGTGGAGCAGTCGCAAGAAAACAATCGCACGATTCTTTTCGGTTCGCTCGCCTCCGCTTCTCAACCAGCAATCGTCGCGGTCGATGAAGTGTCCGCCGCAATCCAAAAATTCATTTACGCGGAAGGGCTTTAAAATATGGCCGTCATCAAAGCTCAAGCCTCTGGAAACTGGAGCGCCACAGGAACGTGGAGCGGCGGCGTAGTTCCGACGCTTAACGACACTGTTTATGCGAATGGGTTCACGGTCGCACTTGATCAGTCCATCGACTTGACGGGCAGCGCCGTGGACACTAGCGGCTCGTTTATTCCAGGCCAAATTTACATGATCGTATCTCTCGGCACGACCAACTTTGCATTGACGGCAAACTGCATTGCACCTGGCACAAATGCAGGAACCCCGGTTGCGATCACCTCGGCGGTCGGTCAGATTTTCCAAGCGGTGAACGCTGGCACAGCGACCACCGGCACGGCTCGTAGAATGGGTGCGTTGCTAAATTATGTGAACACGCCGCTGACGATCGCGACAGGCGGGAGCTTCACACTCGCGGCAAATTACAACATCACGGGCGCATATATACAGGCAGGCTCCGCGAACTGCTTGACGGTCTCCGCCGCCGCAAGCTCAACTCTCACAGGATGCCACGCCACAGGCTCGGCGTTTACGCTATCTACTCGCGCTATTGCATTTTCATCGAGCGGCACGTTGACGCTCGACGGCATTGTCGCTATCGGCGGTAGGGTTGCGGGAACAACGGCGGCAAACGGAGCGCACGCGATTGAATCGACCTCAGCGGCAGGCACGATTGCATTTACAAATGCCAGCACGCTCACAGGTGGAAGCGGCAGCTTCGCATTCGGTATCAATAATAACAGCACAGGGACGGTAACGGTAACATCGTGCGCCATTGTGGGAGGATCTGGAAATACGAGCGTTGGTTTAAATTCTGCATCGACCGGGGGCATCAATGTTTCGGGATGCACTATAACCGCCGGAAGCGCTGGCGAAGCCAGCGGGATTAGAAATTCTAGCACGGGAACCGTCACAATAACTTCTAGCACGGTTACAGGGGGCAGTCTTTCTAATTCCTATGGCATTTACAATTTGACTACAGGGACAATAATCGCGACAACGACAACTTTAACTGCGTCTGTAAGCCCTGCATTATTCAATTTTGCGGCAGGAACAATAACCTCCACAGGCGACATCACTGCGACCAACTCGGCAAATGGATTAGCATCGGCAAGCACAGCCGCCAGCGTCAAGGTGAGCGGCTCGCTCATCGGAAGTGCAAACGGCACAGCCGCCGTCTACTCTACAAAATTTCTCATCGATCCCACGCCGACAACAGCAAAATTCCGCCAAGCAAAAAACGGATCGACAACATACAGCGATTTTTTCACCGCCGACAACAGCCTCGGACAAGCCGCAATAACAGACGTGCGCTTCGGAACCGTCTACGCAAGCGGAGCCTTGACTGGGGTTGCATATATTCCATCGGCCTCTAGCGTCGGGTTTGGTGTCCCAGTCGATAATACGACCGGAACGGCAACACTCACCGCCGCTGACGTCCGAGCGGCGATAGGAATGGCATCAGCCAACCTCGATACGCAACTTGCCGCGATACCAACGGCGGCAGGAAATGCCAGCGCGGTCAGAACGGAACTCACGCCAGAACTCACGGAGATAACCGAAGTCCACGCGATCCACGGCCTCGACATAGCCAACGCGCTCACGGTCACGCCTACGAGCAGAACATCGGGAGCGATCACTCAAGCGATCACCGGAGACGGAACCACAAACACCGTAGTAACGAGGGTCTAGGCGGATGCTCGCTTCCCTGCTCATCGCTACGCAGGGCTTAATGCCAAGCCCAACGCCGCTTTCAATCGGCGTTCAAGGCTTGCTATACGTTTCAGTTGTTCCGCCTGTCCCTATTGCTCCGACCGATCTCCCAGGGGGCGGAGGACGAGGACGCGAAGAGCGCAAGGTAACGGTCAAGGTTCGCGGCAACCGTCTTGTCTTCTCGGTCGCGAATGTCGAAGCGTGCGCCGGTTCGCGCATTCAAGTTGTAGGCTCGTCTTGCTTCTCGAATGCTGGCGAGGCAGGGCTTTCGATCAGCGCAAAAACAATGGTGCTCGGTAGTCGCAACCATGCGGGAGTGAGTCGCGCAGGTCTTTCTATTTCCAGCACGTTCAACGTCATCGGATGCGAGGAAGAAAACGAACTTGAAGTTTATTTAATGGCACAAGCCGCGATGGCATTGATGGACGACTAATTGACATCCGCGCCTTCGCATGGATGTCATCGAAGGAGTTTCAATAATTTCAATCGGCGAAGCGAAGGGCCACGGTCTCTACGTTGACGAGACAACTTTGATGCAAGTCAAAGAATGCGCCGAAAGCTACAAGGGCGGCGTCAAGGTCAATCTGGATCACGGCGCAGGGATCAAAGACATCGTCGGATTCGTGAACAATTTTCGCATCGTCGGTAAACAACTCTTGGGCGATCTCAACCTTCTCGAAACATCGCCCATGCGCGACTACGTCCTGGAGATTTCAAGCAAACTGCCGGACACATTCGGTATCAGTATCGCTTTCAGCGGCCCGATTCGCGAAGTGGAGGGACTCGCCTTCGCAAGTTGCACCGAGCTTTACAGCGCCGATCTCGTGCAAACACCAGCCGCAAACGCGACAGGCCTTTTCAGTTTTACTGCAAAGCAAGTTGACAGTTTTTCCAAACAAATGCCCGAAGATACCGCAACAACACCAATGCCCGAAGATTCGGGAGAATCCGAAGTCACAATCGTCGATCTTTCAAAGCGCATGAGTGCTCTTGAAGAGGCTTTCGGAATGATCAAAACAAAAATGGAAGCAATGATTCCAGCCGAAGCTCCAGCAGCCGAGCCTATGAAAGAAGAGATGGCCGCTGAACTCAGCGTCATTTCCAAGCTCGAAGCCAAGCTCGACACGATCATCTCGAACTTCGGAGCCGCTCCAGTAAAGGCTTCGGTAGTCGCTGAAGAGAAAGCGGTCGAAAAATTCGACCTCAAAGCAGTCATCACCCAGAAGACCGAGGAACTCGGCAGCCGCACCGAAGCGATCCGCTTTGCAATGCGTAACCACCGCGAAGCCTACATCGAGGCCCGCGACAACAACGAACTCAACTTTTAATCCTACCTAATTTATGGCAACACAAAACGACACCGGCATCCGAAGCTTCGCCTTCGCATCCGCTATCACAGCGAATACGCTCGTTAATATTTCGGGCGACAACGCGGCGCAAGCCGCATCAACCGGCGCTAATGCTATCGGAGTCGTCCAGAATGACGTCGCCGCTGGTGCTCAAGGCGCTGTCAAACTTTTCTTCCCTTCACAATTCGGCATCGTGTCCGCGATCGTGACAGCCGGTAACACCGTTTATGCGGTGACCAGCGGTCTGATCCTCGGCACATACGCCAACGCTTCCACCGTGACTCTTGGAGTTGCGATCAACAGCGGCGTTGCTGGTGACGTTGTGGAATACGTTCCTAAATTCAACCAATAATTTAACTACCCAATATGGCACTCTCATACACAACCATCCGCGCTGATATTGCGCAGGCCGTTTTTGAAGGTCTTTCCAACAAAAACAATTTGTTCATCGGCACAGAAGTTATGCCCGTGTTCTCCTCAGACGTTCGCTCCGGCGCATATCTGAAATTGAACCTCGGCGACTCCGAAGCTCTTAACGATGACGCTCTCAAAATCGCCGCCGGTGCTGGATATCCACGCACAAGCCGCCGTTTCACAAGCGACTCTTTCGACGCTATCGAGTACGGTCTTGAGGAAGTTCTTCCTGACTCCAACCGCCGCGATCTTGACAGATTTTTCGACACCGAAGTGAACATCGCCGCGATGTTGCTCCGCCAAATCCAAGTCAGCCACGAGGCTCGTGTTGCTTCCGCAGCATTCGCCGCCAACGGCCTGACAGCGATCAGCGCCAGCGCAGCTTATACAGACGCGAATATCACATCCTTTGACGTTCCAGGAGATGTCGCCGCAGCAAAGCTCGAACTCGCCAAATACGGCGTTCTTGCTAACACCTTGATCATGTCCATGCCAGTGTTCGAGCGCATCCGCCGCTCCGCTAAAGTGCAGAATCAATTCTTCGGCATTGTTCCTTCCGACCAAAGCCGTCTTCTCAGCGAGGGCGAAGTCGCCGCCGCTGTCGGAGTTGACCGCGTTCTCGTTGGCCGCGCACCTAAAAACACAGCCAAAAAAGGCCAAGTGTATTCCGGTGGGTTCATCTGGAGCAACACCTACATGGCACTCGCCAACACGGTTGGCGGTGACTTCTCAGGTGGCGGATTCGGTCGCACGATTGTATGGGCCGCAGACAGCCCCGTGCCATTCGTTTCCGAAACCTATCGTGACGAAGCCCGCCGCGCTGACGTTCTCCGCGTTCGCCAGAACAGCGCCGAGAAAGTCATCGACGGATCGAGCATCATCCGCATCACAACCGGATACGTGTAAAATTCCCCGCAAGTAGCATCGGAAAAGCCACCTCGAAAGGGGTGGCTTTTTTGTTTTTGTTGACATATACTGCAAGAGTAAACATGAAACAAAAACAGAAGCTGGTCGCAGGCTTAATTTGCGGCAACGAAGAGCCGCGCATCGCTCGATGCGTTAAGTCACTGAAACAGATATGTGACGAGATTGTTGTCGTTCGCGCAATCGGAGCACTCGCACCGGATCGCACGCTCGACATCGCCAGGGAACTCGGTTGCCACGTTGACGAGTATTTCAACTCGCCGCTGGTCGCAGATTGGGAGCATCTCGACAACTTCGGCGAAGCTCGCAACAAAGCGTTCGCCAAGGCATACGAACTGGCAGGGAAAGACGGCTGGGTTATGTGGGCAGACTGCGACGATATCATTGAGCCGGCAATGGTCGCGCCTACGCTGTCCGCGCTTGAGGAATGTCCACCGGAACAGGACTGGATATTAACCGACTACGTTATTCCCGAACAAGGCAAACGCGCACCGAGAGAAAGATTTTTCCGTTATCACACGGCATGGTGGCATCGTCCGGTTCACGAAAACGCGCAGCCCACGAAGGACGTGCAGGTATATATGCGGCGCGATCTTGAAATCATACACCAGCCGCCGCTAGGTCACAGGAACAGCAGCGAGCGCAACCGCAGAATCTTGATGCACCAAGACCGGATGACTTCGCATTTCAAATTTTATTTGCATTACGAGAACTTCATTGCAGGCAACAAAGAACTCGCGGCCAAATACGGATCAGAAGCATTGGCTTTGACCGATCTGGACGGCGTCAACCGCTATGAGATTCTTTTAAACTGCGCCAACATTACGAGCGGAGAAACCTCGCTCAACCTAGCACGCAAGGCGCGAGCACTTGAGCCAAAACGCCGCGAAGCCTATGGACTTGAGGCCAGCATTCTGCTTGATGACAAAAAATACCCAGAAGCTTTAAAAGTCGTAGAAGAAATGCTCGAAGTGCCTACGCCGAAGTTTCCACAATGGACGCACCGCAAGGAATGGTACGGTTGGAAGGGAGATCAACTCTACGCATGGACGCTCCGACTTCTCGGACGCAACGAAGACGCAGAAGAGATCGAGCGCGAGACGCTGGCAGGATCAAGCAAGCCAAAAATCTCACTCGTCCACGCAACGCGAGGACGGCCCGTGGAGGCCGTTCAATGCATGACGCTATGGTTGTCACGCGCAATGCACCCAGAGCGCGTGGAACATATCTTTGCAGTCGATCACGACGACACTACGGCTGACGTTCTACAACGCTTTCGGTCTGTAACGCAAAAAGAGGGTGGTTTTTCCGTCGGGGCTTGGAACTTAGGAGCCGCGCAAGCGACTGGTGATATTATAATTCAGTTATCTGACGACTGGGAGTGCCCGCCTGGGTGGGATGAAATGATCGAAAAGCGTCTCGACATTTCAAAACCGCAGGTGCTTCGTATTTCGGACGGCTATCGCAAGGACGAATTGCTTTGCATGGCAATTCTTACACGCAAATATTATGAGCAACATGGACTATTCAACCCACGATTCCGAAACGTCTATTCGGACACAGACTTCACCTTTCGTGCCGCGAAAAATGGGGCGATTGTTGATGCTCGCGATATTAGCATCGTTCATCACCATCCGTTTTTTGAGGAGCGTCCGCTTGATGCTACATATCAACGTGGAAACGATCCGGCGGAATATGAAAGAGCGAAGGCAATCTTCGACGAACTCCACCCGAAATGAGTGACCGAACTACACCAGAGACGGACGACATAGCGCGAGGGAATCATGTCGTGCCAACCGAGTGGGCGCAGCAACTAGAACGCGAGCGGGACGAGGCGAGAAGAAAGTTGAACAACTTAGATGTCACTGCAATCCATTCATGCCACAACGAATGCCAAAGGCCGATATGTGTTCTGCGTAGAGAGCGCGACGAGGCGAGGGAGGCGTTAAGCAAAATATTAAAAAATGAATAAAGACGTTACTCTCATCGTTTTTGAAGGCTTAAAAACAAGGCACGAACAGAGCGAAAAGCTGTTCAACCACCTTTGCGGTCTGGGCGGATTCGGAGACGCCGTTTATATCGCAGAAGACTGCAACTATCAGCAGGCGATGCATTGGGAACTCGGCCGCTTTTCCGACTATTTCGACACTTCGCACGCGCTCATCTGCACGCACGATGGCTTTATTTCAAATCCGCACTTGTGGGATGATTCGTGGCTTGAATATGACATGATAGGTGCGCCTTGGCCTGCGTTTTGGAACGTAGGACATCGCGTCGGCAATACCGGCTTCACGCTCCAGAGTCAGAAATTCCTACAAATGGCAGCAAAGGCCGAGCCGCTCTGGAAGGGCGAGGCTGGGGATGTTTTTTTGTGCAGGATAATGGAGCAAGGCTTTCGAGATAACGGCATCAAATACGCTCCGGTGGACGTAGCGGCAGCCTTTTCTTGGGAGCATTACATCCACGAAAACACAGCGGGGCCGGATCGTTCGTTTGGATTCCACGGATGGGTTGCAGGAAAATCAGCGGATCAATATTACACGTTTTGAACATCCTAATTGTTTATCACTTGCGGCTCGGAGACATCGCTCGGTGCTTGCCAATAGCAAAGCACTTTGCGGATCGAGGACATAACGTCACCTTTGAATGCATGGCAGAGTATCACGGCCTTTTCGCGATGGTCGATTACTGCAAACCGCTCTACCCACAGAACGACCACAGCGGATTCCACCGCATCATCAACTTGCAAATTTGGCCCGACTTGCACGAAGACTTTTGTGCGAGTCCGCTAGGGTGGAGTGATTACGTTTACGGACTCTTTCCCGAAGGCAAAGACATCGACCGCCAGATTGTTCTCAACTCTCCCGCGATAGTAACGCCGCCCGAACTTAGGTCTTGGGTTCTTTGTTTTCCGACCGGCTACAGCCAGGATAAAAAGATCGACCCGCGAGATGTTATTACAGCGGCGCACCAAGTCGCAAACGGAAGGCCCGTGCTTTGCGCTGGGAAGGCCGCTCACGGCATGGCTGAGTTTGAAAGTATAGAATATATGTGCGCGTATATCCGAGACGCGCAAGAGGTCGTTACGATAAACACGAGCACGAGCATCCTTGCATCCGCGCTCCGAAAAAGCTGGGTGCATATCGCGGACAGCCCGAAGCACGATTTCACGCATCCAAACCAGCGGCGTATCGAGCGCAAGTTTTGACGCCTTCCCCACAATGTGGGAATGCTCGACATATTTACAAACGATCTAGCGGCGATACTGGACGATCTGCCGCTTGCGGTCACTTTTGGCGAGCGTAATTTTCTCGCCAACCGAACAACATACCGGCGCGACAACAGCCTAGCGGACGGCGGCTTCATGGACTCCGCATCGATGACGATCACGGCGGTCTACGACGCATTCGTGCAGACCATTTCTCTCGGTGACGTGCTTGTCATCGGTGGCCGGCGCTTTCGCGTTACGTCCGCAGAGCTTTCCCAAGACGCCGTCAGCGTCGATTTCACTCTTGAGGACATAAATAAATGAGCATTTTCTTTCCAGAAGACGAGGGGCGCGAAGTTCCGAACGTCGACAATCAACCAATTCTCCGCACCGAAATTATTGCAGGGGCGGCGGGGCCGACCGGAAGCCAAGGCGCTAAGGGCGACACGGGCGCAACAGGCGCGGGAGTGGTCACGGGCGGGTTCACGGGGCAAGTGCTCGCGAAGAAAACAAACGCTGACTATGATACCGAATGGATCACGGGCGGTGGTGGTGGTGGATCAGCGATCTGGGGAGGCATCGCGGGAACGCTCTCGAACCAGACCGATCTGCAAACGGTTCTCGATTCAAAACTGTCTTCTGTAACTTGGGGAAGCATCACCGGCACGCTTGCAAACCAGACCGACTTACAAAGTGCGCTTGACGCAAAGGCTCTTAAAATCACGGCTATCACGGCAGGCACAGGGCTGACAGGCGGCGGAGACTTATCGCAGTCGCGCACGATCTCGATGTTGGCAGACGTTCCTGCGGACTCGCTCAATTTCAATACGGCAGCGACCGAGACGGCAGCAATAGGCAAGATGTTTTGGAACTCAACCGAGGGTTCGCCACAGGTCGGTCTTGCAGGCGGCAACGTTCAGCTAATAATGGGATCGATGGTTGTCGCATACGTCCGAAATGGTGAATCGACGACGCTTAACAAGGGCGAGGTCGTTTACTTGTTCGGCGCAAGCGGCAACCGCGCTGAAGTTAAAAGGGCTTACAACACAGGCGATCCAACATCATCGAAAACGATGGGTATCGTTGCGGAAAGTATCGCAGCCAACCAAGTTGGGTTTATTGTCACGCAAGGCGTTCTTGATGGGCTTTCGCTTGGATCTCCTTATGTATCGGGAGACTCAATATATCTTGGAACAACTCCAGGGACATTCACCAGAGTTAAGCCTACGCAACCAAACCACATTGTTTTCATTGGAGTTGTAGAACGTGCGAATGCTGGCAACGGACAAATTTACGTAAAACCGCAAAACGGATTTGAGCTTGAGGAACTGCACGACGTATTGGTGACTTCGCCACAAAACAACCAGACCATCCTTTGGAACTCAGCCGTTACGCTTTGGACGAACTCAACCTTGACCGTCGGAACGATCAGCGGACTCTCAGCCGATCTCAGCGGAAAGGTCGCATCTGTCGGAGCCACGTCTCCCGTTGTTTCAAGCGGAGGGACTACACCGACAATTTCGATGCCGGTCGCTACCGCTACAACGAGCGGATATCTAAGTTCTACAGATTGGACTGCATTTAATTCAAAACAAGCAGGCGGAACTTATGTTACATCCGTCACAGGGACATCGCCGATTGTTTCAAGCGGCGGAACAACGCCAGCGTTATCCATTCCCGCAGCAACTGCGACAACAAGCGGATACCTCGCATCAGCAGATTGGACTACGTTTAACGCAAAAGCAAAAACGACAGACGTTCAGATTTTTACTCGCGGGACATTATTCACAACGACCGCAACTGCGTTTACATCTGGAAGTCCTACAATAACTGTAGCTTCTAACGCAAACATGGTAGTTGGAATGGCGATCACAGCTCCATTCCTTCCGGCTCAAACAGGTGGAATCCCAACGACAATTACAAATATTTCAGGAACAACCATCACCGTTTCTGGAAATGCAACATACAATTATTCTGATCGCAACA